CCAGGAAGAGTTTTACTGGCTGCGGTTAACTGCGACCAACCGCCTATTTTTTCAGGTAATCCGTATCTAAATCTAACAAAATCACCATCTACCCATTGAGATTCAGCCCCTGATTCAGTGGCTTGTTTGTTAAATCCAGCCTTGAAATTTAATTTTTGTAGCATATAATGCCTTATATATTAATTATCCATGCAAGAAAAGAAAGAAATATATACAGAAATTGATTTTAATCTACTAAAACATTCTTTTAACAAAGAATGGTTAAATATAATAGCCGATCTATATGAAGATCATGTGGGAGAAAGATCAAATAATTATTTTACTAATCAAGGTTTGTTTAAAAGAAGATGGGAAAAAGATAATATTAGTAAAGACAATGTCTTGTATTTCAATAGATTACTATATACCCCAAATTATGCCATCTTAGATTATGTATTAAAAAATATAAATTTTTTTAAGGATAAAACCATTATAGATAATGGTTGTGGTTTTGGAATTTTATCTGTCTTTTTAGATAAGATTGGTATTAAGTGTTTTAATTACGATAACTTAATTCATGGGTTTTTATTAGATTCATATAATGATTTTCTAAAACAAATTAATAAGGAACTAAGTACAGAAATTAATTTAATAGAAACAGATATTAAAGATAATAAGTTTGATATTGTAATATCTTCTGGAGCTCCCTTAACACACGATAAACTTTTAAACTGTGGTTTATATTTAATGGATTCAAAAAAAGAATCAGGATGTGTGGATATTAACTATGAATTAATAGAAAATTATAGATCTTTAGAAGTTAGATCTAATTTTTTAAAACCTTCTGTTTGACAAAATATTAAAGAATATGTTATAAATATTAAAGAATATGTTATATAGATTATATTAAATGAAAGAAAAATTGAAAATTGAAGATGGAATAATGGTATTACACAATATCGTTGATAAAAAATTTTGTCAAATGGTAGTAAATTATTCTAATAAAGTTTGTAAAGGTAAATTATCTACTTTTGGGGGTAGTCAAGATTATAGAAGAGTAAATGGACATATTTTAAAAGATACAAATATAGGAGATAAAATTTATTTTCAATTAATAAATAATCAAATTAAAAATTTCTACAGCCATTATAAATATAGATTTCCTCGATTGCGGTCGAACGTTTTAAGTCAAGTTGATATATTAAAATATAATGTAGGAGGTAAGTATGATTATCATATAGACACTTCATATGCAACTTATAGAAATATTAGTATTATTATAAATTTAAATGAAAATTATGAAGGGGGAGATTTAATTTTTTCAGATCAGTTCTTTAATGAAACTAAAAGAATATCTCTTAAAACAGGAAGTGTTGTTATCTTTCCTTCAAATTTTTTTTATCCACATAAAATAGAACCTATTATAAAAGGGAAAAGATATAGTATTGCAGCATGGCTTGTATAAGAAAAGATTACAGATATAAATTAATTAAAAATTTCTTGAATGAAGAAGAATTAAATTTATTGCAAAAATATGCAATAAACAAATTAGATAATTTGTCCTCTGCTAGTATTTTAAACAACAATGTTTCTGTGGCTCCTTATTGTCTTGATTATAAAAAAGATGATTTTATGGAAGTTATTTTAAAATCAAAACTTCCATTAATAGAAAAAGAAACCGGATTAAAATTATATCCTACCTATACTTATTGGAGATGGTATTCTTACGGAGCTGTTTTAAAAGGTCATAGAGATAGGCCTTCATGTGAAATTAGTGTAACTGTTAATATTTATAAAACAAAAAATTGGCCAATAATTGTAAATAATAAAAAAATTGAAATTGAACCGGGTCAAGGTCTTATTTATTTAGGAATAGAAGATAAACATTCAAGGTCTGGGTTTAATAAAGGAGATGCATTAGCTCAATTATTTTTACACTATGTAGATAAAAATGGATTGTTTGCTCACCATAAAAATGACTCCATTCTTAAAACAACAAAGCAAGTATTTAGTCTTGGAGACAAAGAACTTATAAATATATTAAGGAATAAAAGAAAATAGTAAATATGAAGTACGTAGATGATATTATATTAACAAAAGATCTATTTAATTTATATAGTAGACTTATAAATGCTAATAATTGGAATTTAGCAAGAAGCTCTTTACCAAATCAAGATTATGGAACTTTTCCAGGATTTACAGTTAGAGATAATGATGTAGTTTATAATCAATTTTGGGATGGTTATTTTGTTTCTTTATTTGAAAGAATAAATCAAAAGTTTTTTGAAAAATATAATTATACTTTACCTAGTTCAATTGATAGAATTCATTTAGGTGCTAAAAATAATGAATCTTACACTGAATTTCATAGAGATAATCAAGAAGATCATACCACCAGTATTGTAGGGTTTTTAACACCTATTTGGGCAAAAGACTGGGGTGGAGATTTACAAGTAGAAGATAAAAATATAGAATTAAAACCAGGTCGTTTTGTTATTTTTGATAGTAATAAAATTCATAATGGCAAAGGTCCTAATAAAAATATTTCGTATTGGAGAATAAGTATTAATTATAAGTTAAAATATGGCAATTGAAAAAACAGTTAAAATAGAAAATTTCATAGGTATTTATGATAATTACATTACAGAAGAAGAATGTAATAAAGCTATTAAATTATTTGAAGATCAAGATAAGTTTAATAATACAATAAATAGAATTGGTTTTGAAAAAGCATCTACATTACAAAAACAAGATCAACAATTTTTTGCAGCATCTAATAATTTAAATGTATGGTACGAGAATTTAAAATCTATGATAATTAATTTTGAAATGGCCTTTAAACATTACGTTGAAAACACCGGAGCAGCTGATGCTTATGGAGTTCCTTGTTTTAATTTTACTTGTTTAAAAATACAAAAAACTTTGCCTACAGAAGGTTATCACATTTGGCATGTAGAACATAATAAAGGATTCGAAAGTGAACCTAGAGCTTTTGTTTATTCAATTTATTTAAATGATGTAGAAGAAGGCGGAGAAACCGAATTCTTACATTTTTCAAAAAGAGTTAAACCAAAAAAAGGAAGAATAGTTATTTGGCCAGCAGGTTTTCCGTATGTTCATAGAGGAAACCCGCCTATATCTAATAAAAAATATATTTTAACGTCTTGGATGTTATTAAGATAATTAAGTTTTTATAATATATATTACTGCTAAGTAAGGTTGAACAACAGATGTTGCATCACCTGAAAAAGTTGCACTCATATTATGAGAGTGTGCCCCATCTTCTCCTGCATTACCTGAATTACCACTAGTTTTACCTGAACTACCCCCTGCATTACTTGAAAAGCTTCCAGAAGGTGTAAGAGCTGGGTGAGAGTGACTAGGTAATTGTCCTGTGCTTAAAGTTGCATTAGCTGTTGAACCGCCAACGTTTCCTGTATTAGTTGTTGTCGCTGCACCCCCTGTTGAACCTAAAGCTTTAGTTCCTGATTTACCTAAAATTACCTTGTCTTGAATATCAGGTATATTAAAAGTAGTTGAACCATCGCCTGCACCATAAGTAGTACCTACGATTGCAAATAAAGCTGAATAAGTAGACCTTGAAACTGCTGCACCAGTACATTCTAAGAATCCAGATGGGATAGAAGCAGATGACCATTCAACAATAGTTGCTGTAGGAATTCCTTCAATACCTGTTAAACTTGCTCCTGAAAAATCATATTTTGTTGCTTCGTAATTTGCCATTTTTTTTCCTACGTTTTTATAATATATATTATTGTTAAATAAGGTTGAATAACAGAGGTAGCATCACCTGAAAAAGTAGCACTCATATTATGAGCGTGTCCGCCTCCACCACCTGTACTACCTGTACCACCTGAATTACCATATCCACCATTATAGGGCATCTCAAGATTTACAGGACTTCCGGGAGATGCTGGTGCAGAAGCGGGGTGACTATGTGAAGCTATTTGTGGGGAAGATAAAGTAGCATTAGCTGTTGAACCGCCAACGTTTCCAGTTGCTGTTACAGTGTTTGCTCCACCAGTTGAACCTAAAGCTTTAGTTCCCGATTTACCTATTGGTAGATTATCTTGTAAATCTGGAATATTAAAAGTAGTTGAACCATCTCCCGCACCATAAGTAGTGCCTACGATTGCAAATAAAGCTGAATAAGTAGACCTTGAAACTGCTGCACCAGTACATTCTAAAAATCCAGATGGGATAGATGAGTTTGACCATGGCACAATAGTTGCTGTAGGAATTCCTTCAACACCTGTAATGTTTGATCCATCATAATCGTATTTTGTTGCTTCGTAATTTGCCATTTTTTTCCTAAGTTTTTATAATATATATTAAAGTTAAATAAGGTTGAACAACAGAAGTTGCATCACCTGTAAAAGTCGCACTCATATTATGACTATGAGTTGATCCACTACCTGCACCACCTGTACTACTTGGATTAGCACCTGTTGCAGGCCCTGTACTATTTAAATTTCCCGGTTGTGAACGACTTCCACCTCCACTTGGGTGTGAGTGAGATGCCATTTCAGGAGTTGTTAAAGCATGAGCTCCAGTTGAACCTCCAACGTTTCCTGTTGAAGCAACTGTATTTGCACCACCCGTTGAAGCTAAAGCTCTAGTTCCTGATTTACCTATAGCTGCATTATCTTGTAAATCTGGAATATTAAAAGTAGTTGAACCATCTCCCGCACCATAAGTAGTGCCCACAATTCCAAATAAAGTAGCATAAGTTGATCTTGAAACTGCTGTGCCATTACATTCTAAAAATCCAGACGGAACAGAAGCAGATGTCCAGGGCACAATAGTTGCTGTAGGAATGCCCTCAATACCCGTTAGGTTTGCCGCATCGAAATCGTATTTTGTTGCTTCGTAATTTGCCATTCTAATTATAAAATTAGAATTAAGAACTATATGAAACTGGACGAGCTCCTAATCTAATTATTTTCTCCTCTGCTGTTTCACCATCTATATTGTTGTTGTCCCAATTAGATTGAAGGTTAATTAAATGAGTTGCATCCCATCTATCGATAAAGTCTTGAAAATTTCCTAGGTTAGCATCTGTCCAAGTTGAATGAGGAGTAGTATCTTTGTACTCTACTTCGTCTCCACTATTTGAAGTACCATATTGAATTGCCCAGATATTTGAAAATTTAGATTGGCCCCAAAAAGAGTCATCATTAATAACATAGCCAGTTCCAGCAGCATCTCCTACTTGTTTAACTATATTTTTGTCTTCAAATATTACACTCCAATTTGAATTTGTTGCCATATTATTTCTCCGTGTAAGTCCAGCCTGTTGTAGCGTCTCCAGAATATACTAATCCAAAAGCTGCACCTTGTGTATTAACAGTAAGGTCTGCTGCTGAGTTAGCTATATTAGAAGCATTTCTACCAACAGTCAATGCGTTAGTGTTGAAATCATAACCTTGGTCTACAAAATTTACCGTATCTCCTGTAGCAGGTGATGCGGGCAGAGTTATAGTTACTGCTCCACCATTTGTATTTACTAAAATTTGTGCTCCAGCTTGAACTGTTTCTGCACTAGAGATTGCTCTCCATTTTCTTAGTTCTGAAGATTTATAAACATTAGTTCCATCTGAC